CTACTCAAACACAATGACGCAATCGCGCAGAACGAAGCTGCGATGAGCAATAAGAATGCCAGACTTATTAGTGACGTTCAGGTATTGAATGCAGGAAATTAGTCTTTCAACCTTTAGTCACTACACTTCTAACTCTTCGCTGGTCGGCGGCGAACCGGGCGCGTGTCAGGCCGGTAGTCGCAACTTAATTTTCCTAGGACAAAATCGCGCACAATGCTTCCGCGGGCCTGCACTAATTAACTCTGTTGTTGGTTCGCGCCTCCTCTTCAATGCTATCGACAACGGTTACGCTGGTCTCGGCACTTTCAACACCGCAGGAATCGGAAACGTCATTGGGCTGATTGGTCGCGCACTTGGTTATATAGGTTCAGGCGAGCTTTACATCAACGGCGTAGATCGCTCTGTTGCCGCTTCTACCGCGCTTCAAATGCTTTTGTATCTCAGTGGGTCGTATTCTGGTGCTGGCACTGGACCGTTTGCTTTCGGCATAGAACCCCCCACCGCCCCAACTCTCGCAAACACCCCAACAGCCTCAACCATCATGGCCGGAACATATTCAACTGTGCACTGGTTTGTTCGTTCGGCAACGGGAGGGAGATCGAGACGGAGTACGCCTTCAGCGGTCATTGTTAATTCAGGCTTCAAGATGCGCCACACGGTCGCGGGTGCGGATTTAACTTACGCGGCGAGTGTTGGTGCGGATCGTATTGGAATCGGAGTTACAGCGGCAGGGTTCGGGGCCTCTGGGCCATATTACGAAGAACGCGAGATTGCTATATCGAGTCTGACGACCGTTGATACAGTTGCAAATTCGGTAGAACTAGAGTGGGCAGATGGATCGTTAATTGGCAAAGACCTTGCCCCTATTCTTGATTACCCTCCGCCTGCCGGAGTGTTCGCTGCCGCCCTCGAGGATGTTGTGGCTGTAATTGGATGCTATGGCGATCCCGTAGCCGGAGTCACAGCGACGAGTCCGGGCACGGTCGTGGCTTGTTCACTTCCGGTATTCATTGAATCGTTTCCCCCTGACTCGCTTTTATTTCTTCCTGCTCCACCTAAAGGCGTTCTTTCCCGTGCAGCCGATGGTTTTGTGTTCATTGGCGGGGATAGTTATGTAGCTGCTCTCTTATACACAGGTGGCAAAAACCCTTTGTCGTTACGTGTTCTTTGGCCCACCACGGGAATCGCAAGCCCTAACGCGTGGTTTCTTGGGGAAGGTGGGAGGCTTTACGCAGCTACGGCCAAGCGTGGGTTGGTCCGTATTGATGAGAAGGGCGAGCCGGATACGAGTTTCGCTATAGACGTTTCTGACGATACGGCCGGTTGGACGATGGCGAACGTCGTAGGAGGTTACGACGCGGATCATAATCGAGACGTCTTTGGACACGGGCAAATTCTCTTAATGTTCAATCCACAAAGAGAAAAGTGGGACACGCCGATCGATCTGAGTGGAAAGATAACGGGAAATCTTTGCGCGATGGTTCCTGTCTCCGGTGGCCTGTTACTGGCCGCAAACGATGGCTCAACAATTCGGCTCTATACATTTAACTCCGGTACGGGCATGACTTATACGGTGTATGGAGAACTTCATCTATCCGGTGCTGAAGCTGATCAAATTCTCAACATGCAGATTGGACTAAGATCCGACACGACTAATAACGTTACAGTAAAGATATTCACTAATGGGGACACCTCAACGGCAAAAGACACGCGCACGATCACGCCCACAAACGCTCGCCAGCATTTACCAACTCAAAAGCCTAACGTGAGAGGCGCGAGATCGCACCAGGTTTACATCAGCCAAGCATGTGGAACCGGAGACGCCGGGCCGGACTTTGTAAGGCTCAAGGGGGTTAGCTCAAACATCGTATGAGAGAAGGGTACGAGGCTCCCGACATATCTACTGAAAGCGCCCTGCGGCAAGCTGGTGCCGTACAGGAAACCTTTATCCAGTTCCAGTCCATTCGTGCTGTGGGAGGCAGTGCAACGGGCGCGTTTTCGTTTGGAACCCATGCCTCTCGACCGTCAAGCGCAGCGGCAGGCGATCAATACTTCTCGACTGATCGGAGCACTATCTATTACTACGATGGAACCAAGTGGCTGTATCTCGCTGGTGTGAACTCAGGAACTAACGCTGTTCGTGCGGCAATAACAGTTACGACCAATGACAATGGGTCGCTATTTTTTACCACCGATCAAAATAAACTCTGGCAAGTATCTGGCGGGGTGTGGGTTGATCGTTTCACCACGCTCGATCTCACAACTTCGCTGAAAATCAACGGGACAAAAGTAATCGGAGCGCAGGGTGCGGCAGTTGCCAATGTTGCTTCACCCGACGCTACTGATCTGCCCACAGCAATCACTTTAGTTAATGAAATCAAAGTGCAACTAAACACGCTTCTGGCTCGGACACGAGCGGCAACAGGTCACGGATTGATCGCATGAGCGTAGAGCTGATTCCAATTTCTCGATGGTCTGAAATCGAGCAAGCATTAAGAGGGTCTCGTTCCGACGAGCAAATACCTAAGCCTGAAAACTCCATTATGCTTGGCTCGTTTGAAGGTAATCGGCTAGTCGGGTGTATTGGCGCAGAAAAGACATGGGTAGTTTCACCGTTCTGGATTGAGAAAGATCGTCGGGGAAACGGACTGGCGCAAGAGTTAGCGAACACGCTGGCGATGTACAACGCGGAAGGCTTTCGAGAGATGTGTGCGACCACTAATCCCCACGTCGAAAAGCTAATTTACAGCAAGGGGTTCACGCCAATCCTGGGACAACTTTGGAGGCGGTAAGTGAGCAATAAATCGGATAAAAAGAAGCAGGCAGCTCTTGAGGCTCAACAGGCAGCAGATCGCGCTCGCATGGATGCTTACATGGCCCAAGCCGCCGCGCCTAAACCTCTCGAAACTGCTCTTGATACACAATCGCTTGATTGGCTGAACGCAACCTCTGGCAAGAACGGCCCGCTCGACATCACTTCTCTTTCGGCAATGAAGCCGAATCTTGCTCTTTATGACGCTGCGTCCAAGAGACAAACAGGCGAACGTATGGGTTTGGGAGCGTTACAGCTCGGTGCTCAAGGCTCTAATCCCATGCTCTCTCAATTACTCAGATCGCAACAAGATGATCAAAGACAACAAGACGCAGCCGGCGGATTAGAGAATGCTTATCGACTAACCGACGCTCAAATGCGCGGAAGCATCATGCCTCTGTTGGGACTCCAGCAGAATAGAACGATGGGTCTTGCGGGTATGGCCAGCAACGCCAGCGGGCAAAGTACAAGCCAATGGGCCAACTTCAAACCCGCCCCCTCGTTTTGGTCGCAACTTTTAATGCAGGGAATAGGCGCAGCGGGTCAAGTCGGAGCTGCCTATGCCGGGCGACCCTAAGAGGCATATAAACTCTTCCAGTAATTTTGAACCCTTACGAGAATTGCAAGGTTTACAAGTGACCCTAAGATTCGCTTGAGTATGAAGCCCGCCCCTTGAAAGCGGATGAACATGATCGATGTTCACCTGACGTTGTGTTAGAACTCGCCCACATAGGTAGCATGTGCTCCTATCGCGCTTAATAATCAGTCGAACGTCGATCGCCTCGGGTACTAACCCGCTGGCTAGTCCTCGGCGCGCACGACTTGCGCTTGGCCCGCCTGTCCACTTATGCGCTGCGGCACAGATACGATTACAGAACTTAGGCTGCTGTTTGCGCCGTGAGCTTGCGATAGTGATGCTCTCCTGACAGTGAGCGCATCTCCTTGTGGTAGGCCGTCTCATCTTTGCTTGAAACGCGAGATAACAAGGCACGCCGCAAAATAGATAAGGCGGTTTAGAATTGACGAGAAAGTCCCCACCGCAGTTTTTGCACTTCGATGGCCTAGTCGCCCTGAGATTCTGACACTCTCGACTGCAATATCGAGAGAAATTCACATGGCTTGGCTTTACCTGATACGGCTCCCCGCAACGAACACAAGTGAGCATTGGGTAAACTTGTTTCTTTCCGCATTTGTTACCGCAAAACTGCCGACCTCGTTCCATCTCTGCTCGTTTGGTTTGAAATATCTTGCGGCAAAACTTGCAAACCAAAGACACGTTGGCATGAGCCCATCGACATTGGTTATTACAAAACATTTGACGACGTGACGGGGGTGTTCTTGGAAGCTGTTTGTCGCAATTCAGACAGTTGGTGATAATAGCTTCGGCTGGCATGTTCACTCCTTGAGCGTGAATGTGTTGGCAAGGCCCGTGCGATTGTTTCCGCAGTCGTTCGGGCCGCTCTTATTTTACCACGTCTAACCCTTCCTCCGACCAAAACTTAAGTCTGTTTTTTACCTTACACTTCGACTCTATGAGCATCACTCTGGCACAAATGAAGATCGGCAATCCTTCCGGGAATGTCGGGACCTCGGGAACTATCCGCTATTACTCATCGCTCGACTTCACTGCTTCTGATGGCGTTAAGTACAAGGGCGGGCGGTTAGACTCAGAGAACTTCTTTCTCTCAAACACATGGTCTGTTAGTGGCGGGGAACTAATCGTTCCGGCGCTAGCCGACTTCCCTTCTACGGACAATGGGCAACCTTCAACAGCGCGGGTCACAGCGGCGATCTACGACGGTACACAACGCATCGGGCTACTGTTTGAGAATTGCATTATCCCTGCAAACCCTTCTGGTCCGATAACCCTGCTCTACCTCGAAACGTTGAAGCATCTGCCAATGCGGGTGCGTGACACCACGACCCTTTCCAAGCCTGACTTCCAAATACT